GCCTCCAAGGGCGCAGGACTCACGGCCAAGGGCCGTGCAAAGTACAACCGGGCGACAGGGTCAAAGCTAAAAGCTCCGCAGCCGGGTGGTGGAAAGAGACGAACGTCTTACTGTTCGCGGTCCAAAGGCCAAATGAAAATGCACAACATCAACTGTAAGAAGACGCCGAAGAAGCGTATTTGCGCGGCGCGTCGGAGATGGAAATGCTAGATGAAAAAACCTTTGCTAGGGCCCTGCTTGTTGGTCTTGGCGGCGTGGCTATTTCTCTTGTGGTTTGGATCCTCACGACATTGATCGAGGTGGATAAGCGCACGGCTGTGATTGCCACGAAGGTGGAGTCAAATCATCAAATGTTAACTCCGCTGTGGGAAGACTTTATTAGGAGAAACCAGAATGGCGATCTCGCGAGGTTCCATGTCGAAGCAAGTCAGTAAAGGTGGCTCGAAGGACGCCTGCTATCGAAAAGTTAAGGCAAGATATAAGGTCTTCCCGTCGGCGTATGCAAGCGGGGCCATCGCCAAGTGCCGTAAGGTCGGAGCCGCAAACTGGGGCAACAAAAGCCAGAAGAAAGCCGCCGGGGGCATCAGTGAGCAACGAGCCAAGCGGCCCTTCCGAGGGAAACTCGAATCGAATCAAGTAGTCGCGCGCGGCTGTGGCGGCGTAATGAACGGGCGACGAAAGAAAACTCGCATGAGCTAGAGATGTTACATGCGTTTTTGTTGTTTGTGTATGTTGGGATAGGAGAAGACAGGCGGCTAGTAAGCAATGACATGTACTTTCGAGATTTGAACGAATGTACATATTTTGCACAGCAGCTTCACAGGCAGGGCCAAAAGATAACCGCGTATTGTGTGCCCAAGTTGATTAATGAAAGCACGAAGGTGTACTGATGTTAGCAGAATTGGCAGCAGCAAACGCAGCCTTCGCGGTGATCAAGCAGGCGGTGTCGAATGGTAAGGAGATAGCTGCTGCGGGTAACGCTATAGCTGAGTTTGTCGGGGCGAAAGAAAAGCTCCAGCAGAAGGCGCAGAAAAAAGGTGGCGGCTCAGATCTCGAAGAGTTCATGGCCCTTGAAAAGATCAAGGAGCAGGAAGAACAACTGAAGCAGATCATGATCTACGCGGGACGACCTGGGTTGTGGTCAGACTGGCAAAAGTTTCAGGCGAAGGCTAGGATAGCAAGACGAGAGGCAGAAGAGGCAGCAGCACGGAAACGCAAGAAGATGCTGGATGGCACGATCATCACGGTTTTTTGTTTGGCGCTGTTGATGGTGTTTGTCTCTTTCGTAGCGTTGTTGGCGCATCACCAAGGTAAACTCTAATGGCAGTTCGAAAGACAAAAAAGGGTGCGTCACTCAAGCGGTGGTTCAAGGAAGAGTGGAAAGACGTTCGGACAGGCAAGCCGTGTGGGCGTCGCAAGGGTGAAAAACGGGGTACTCCATATTGTCGTCCGTCGAAAAGGGTATCGTCTAAGACCCCCAAAACCTCTTCCGAAATGACAGCCGCCGAGAAGCGTAGTAGAATCAGTCAGAAGAAACGTCTTGGTCAACCTGCCGGCAAGCCCCGGCGTGTAAAGTCACTCAAGAGAAGGAAGAAGTAATGTCTAACTGTTCTCCTCGCAAAGCTGCTGCTGGCGCGATGATTATGCCGACCAGAGGCAACAAGCCTAGCCGTACTCGTTTTAAGATGGGCGGCGGCAACTTCAAGCCAATCCCCGCAGACAACAAGGGCCTGCCTAACCTTCCCGAGACTGTGCGGAACAACATGGGCTACCGGAAGAAGGGCGGGTATAACAAGTAAATGACAACCTCCGGATCCAGAGACTTTGATCTCGACGTAGCAGAGATTATCGAGGAAGCGTACGAGCGGTGTGGGCTAGAGGTTCGCACCGGCTATGACGCGCGTACGGCTCGTCGGTCTCTGAACCTGATGTTTGCAGATTGGGCTAATCGTGGCCTGAACCTGTGGACTGTGAAGCAGGCAACGCAATCCCTGACATCTGGCACGGCGACGTATGCGTTTGACGCAACCTACACCGACCTGCTGGAGGTCGTGCTTCGTCGCAGCAGCGTGGACTATCAGCTTGATCGCATGTCACGCGGCGAGTATCTGCATCTGCCGAACAAGTCACAGTCTGGCCGTCCGAGTCAGTTCTACTACAACAGACAGACCACTCCGGAGGTCACGCTGTGGCCGACGCCGGACAGTTCGACCGACAGCATTGTGTATTATTATGTGCAGCGGATTCAGGATGCCGATGCCTTGGTGAACACGGCTGACGCGCCGTTCCGGTTCTTGCCGTGTATGGTTGCCGGCCTCGCATATTACATTGCCATGAAGAAGGCACCGGAGAGGGTGCAGCTTCTGAAGGCCGTGTATGAGGAGGAGTTCCAGCGGGCAGCGGACGAGGATGAAGATCGCGTTGCGCTGAAACTGCAACCGAGCATGCAGTATCTGAGGGTGAACTAATGGCGAGGTTTGCTTCGGGAAAAGATGCCTGGGGCTACTCTGATCGCTCTGGCTTTCGTTATCGTCTTGTGGACATGGTAACGGAGTGGAACGGCCTGAAGGTTGGCAGAGACGAGTACGAGCCGAAGCATCCGCAGCTTGAGCCGATTCGTGTGGGCCCGGATCCACAGGCGCTGCATGATCCGCGTCCGGATCAGCGCACCGAGGTTGGGGTTGCACGGTTGCTGGCACCCAATCCGTTCTTGTCGGGTTCGGCGGGCAGCGCGGTTGTTACGGTCGTTGAGCCTTCGCATGGACGTTCGACTGGCGATACTGTAAGGTTCCGCAAGGTTGATGCTTTTGACGGCTTTACTGAGGCTGCACTGGAGAATGCAAGTGGTTACGAGATTACTGTCACTGATTCGAACCTATATACCTTCACGGCTACGTCCGGCACCGCGACCACGGGTGGTGCACGAGGCGGTGGTGAAAATGCGACTGTCGGACCGGTGACGTTGGAGAAGTAAATGGCATTCACGTATGCACAACTGAAGACGGCTATTCAGGATTACACGGAGAACACGGAAACGTCCTTCGTGACGAACCTACCTGTGTTTATCCGTGCAGCCGAGGACCGCATCTTCAAGCTGGTTGATCTTGAGATCTTCCGCAAGAATGCCACAAGTGCTTTGACCCAGAACGATCCGTATCTGTCGGTCCCGACGGACTACCTTGCGTCGTTTTCACTTTCTGTAACAAACAGTAACTCGAAAGAATTCCTGCTTCAGAAGGATGTGAACTACATCCACGAGTACAACCCGAACGCTTCGACCACAGGCACCCCGAAGTATTATGCCTTTTTTGACAAGGACAACTTCATCCTGTCGCCAACACCGGACACCAATTACGCGGTGGAGCTTCATTATTATTACCGGCCTGCATCACTGACGGCAGGTTCGGATAGTGGTACAACGTGGCTCAGTGATAACGCGCCGAACGCTCTACTTTACGGCTCATTGGTAGAAGCGTATATTTACATGAAAGGTGAGCCGGACATGCTTCAGTTGTATGAGAAGCAGTTCACCGAGGCTATGACCAGGATCAAAGATCTGGCAGAAGCTAGAGAAAATAGCGATGCGTACCGCAGAGGTCTGCCGGATCGGCCTCGGACATAAGGAGTAGAAGATGGCGACATCAAACGCAGCAACCACCTACTTGGAGAACAAGCTCCTTAGCTTTATCTTCAAGAACAATGCCGGGAGTTTTGCAACTCCGGGTGATTCCATTTACGTCGGTCTCGCAACCGCAGTGTCGGACGCAGAAGCGGGCACCCTGACAGAGGTCAACACCTCAACGCAGGATGCCAACTACACACGGCAGCAGGTTACCGCAGCAAACTGGACACTGGCCGCTGGCGCGACGGATCAGCAGACGGTGACCAACGCAGCCAACATCGAGTATTCTGCATCGAGCGGAGTGGCTACCTACACCGTGACCCACGCTTTTATTGCGGACGCGGCCAGCAGCGGCAACATCCTGTTTGTCGGCGCGTTGGACGCATCGAAGGCGATTGCTTCTGGTGACATCTTCCGGATCAATGCAGGGAACCTGACCATCGAGTTGAAGTAATGGCACTGGTACTCAAAGATCGCGTCAAGGAGACGACCACTACCACCGGCACTGGCACTTACACACTCGCCGGTGCCGTTAGTGGTTTTGAGGCGTTTTCAGAGGTTGGCAACAGCAACACGACTTACTACTGCTGCACGGATGGGACGGACTTTGAAATTGGAATCGGAACGTACACATCGTCAGGCACAACGCTGGCTCGTACCACGATCCTACAAAGCTCTAACAGCGATAACGCTGTTAACTGGACCGCTGGTACGCGCACTGTCTTTTGTACGTTGCCTGCGGAAAAGATGATCTTTAACGACGCCAACAACGTGATCCAAGGCTTTACGGATAACTCGCTGGCATTCGCGATTGCGTTAGGATAGCAACATGGCAAACGCTTTTAAGACATTCACGGANNGACGCCAACAACGTGATCCAAGGCTTTACGGATAACTCGCTGGCATTCGCGATTGCGTTAGGATAGCAACATGGCAAACGCTTTTAAGACATTCACGGACACGGGCGTAGGAACTGCCGACGCGGACGTTTACACATGTCCCTCCGCCACAGAGACCACCATCATTGGCCTGAACGTGGCGAACATCTTGGCGGTGTCGATTACGGTTTCGGTCCAGCTAATCAACAATGACGGTGACAACGTACATATTGTGAAGGACGCCATCGTCCCGGTAGGCTCGTCGCTGGTGGCTGTCGGCGGTGACCAGAAGATTGTGATGAACGCGAGTGACATCTTGCGGGTGACGGCAAGTCAGGCGTCTGCCGCTGATGTTGTTGTTTCGGTGCTGGAGATTAGCTGATGGCTCTTTCGACTGTAGACACAAACCAGATTGCTGATGGCAAGCTGAAGAACGAGGACATGATTGCGGACACTGCGACCAATCCTTTCCGCTCTAACGCCACGAGCATCGACACCGACCTGACAATCCCAACCACTCAGAACTTCGGTGCGTTTGGTCCGATTACCGTGTCCGCG